AAGGATATGAAAGTTCGTATTGTAAAATCTGAAGGGTCTACTATCAATTCCTCTTTTAAAGGTTTTATGAGTGTCGAGCATATGATTCCTATTCCAGGAAAAGACCTTGCGATAGTTTCCATTCCTTCTGGAGGAATTTTTGCTGACATCTTGCATTTGTTTCCAGAAACTATTTCTGCTAGTGGTTCTTCCACCTTTATGTACCGTAATTCTAGTGGAGCACTTCGTTGTGATTCCATGTGGATAAATTATACAAAAGATTCGGAATCTGGAGGACCTGGTTACACTTATCGTTGTCCTTACGATACATTTACTGGGTTATGTATGGCAGTTGCTGTAGCTAATTTTAAATCATCATGTATCGCGGGAGTGCATTTACGTGGTGTTAGTGGCACACCTGCTGGCAAATCCTTGATTATTTCTCGTGGTGAATTGAAAGAGGCAATGAATTTAGCTCACAAGAAATGGGTAGGTGCTTTTCCATCTCACAGTAGTGGAACTTTTCCTACCTTACGTTATGATACTCAGGTTTTAACTTCACAAGAAATTCACCCAAAATCTCCAATTAATTTTCTACCTGAAGGTAGCAATATTGAGTATCTCGGACAGGGTGGACAGCGTGTTTCTATGACACATAGTAGTGTCAAACAAACCCCAATTTCTGAGCATGTTACCACCATCACTGGAGTAGAAAATGATCATGGTCCTCCAAGTTTCCATAGGTGGAAAATGTGGCAGGAATCTCTAGTTTATTCAGCAAATCCTGGCGCCGGTGTTGAACCGAGTTTGATTGCTCGTGCTTATACTGATTATACTAATGGTTTGATTGATACGTTTTTGAGTAAGCCTTTTGTTAAGATGACACGTGATGAACTTAAGCCGCTTGATGAACTTGAAACCCTATGTGGACGTGATGGAGCTCGTTTTATTGATCAAATGCAAAAAGGTACTTCTAAAGGTTTTCCTTTGAGTGGTCCCAAAAGTGAGTTAATTACTCTTCTTGATCCACTAGATTATCCTACTCATTCTTGTCCAGCGAAATGTGATAAGATGATTTTGGAGGAAACTGAGGCTATGCGTGCAAAACTTAAAAATGGTGAGAGATGTTATTCCATTTTTAAAGCTTGTGTTAAGGATGAACCCACAAAAATAGGTAAAACTAAAGTTAGGGTATTTCAGGCTGCAGATTGGGCCACTCAAATGTTAGTTCGCCAATATTTTTTACCTGTTGCTCGATTACTCTCTATTTTCCCAGTTGTGTCTGAGTGTGCTGTAGGCATTAATGCACAAGGACCCGAATGGGATCAGTTGGCACGTCATATGACTAAATTTGGCACAGACAGAATTTTTGCGGGTGATTACAGTAAGTATGACTTACGTATGCCAGCAGCCCTTATTAATGCTGCATTTGCTAGTCTTATTGAGATTGCTCAAACGTGCGGACAATATACATCAGATGATATAATTATTATGAAGGGTATTGCAAGCGAAATTGCTTATTCATGTGTAGCTTACAATGGGGATATAATTATTCATCGTGGTTCTAATCCTTCTGGCCAAAATATGACAGTATACATTAATTGTATAGTTAATTCTTTGCTTATGAGATGCGCATATTACCACATGTACCCAGCGGAAATGGGAAATCCTGAACCTTTTCGTGTTAATGTTGCCGTCATGACTTATGGCGATGATGTTAAGGGTTCGGTTCGTAAGGGACATGATTGGTATAATCATATATCTTATGCCGATTTTTTGGCTAAAAGAGATATGAAATTTACGATGCCCGATAAGACTTCAGAACCTATTCCTTATATGTTGGATGAGGATGCTGATTTTTTGAAGCGTCATAACCGGTTTGATGAGGATACTGGTCTCATTCATGGTACTTTGGATGAGGCGTCAATTTTTAAATCACTACATACAGTACTTGAGTCGAAAGTTGTTAGTCTTGCTGATCAATCTGCGATGAATATTGATGGAGCTCTGCGGGAATGGTGGCAGTATGGTAAAGTTCAATATGAATTTCGTAGAAAGCAGATGCAAGAAGTTGCAGAACTTAGTAATCTCACTCATGCGTGTAAGGAGCTTGATGTGACATATGAAGATCGTCTTAAAATGTTTAGAGCCAAATATTTTGACGAGGAAGAGGATGTTCCTTTAGAATCTAAGTATGAAAATCAATGTGGAATAGAAATTCCGCTAAATGTAGATGATCATTGTCTTGGAACTTCTGCTAATCCCTTTTACTGGTGGGAACATATTTGTGCGGATTTATCTTTATTGGTATACGTAGTTTTAGGTGTATTATTATACTATGAGAAAGTAACTTTTAAATTTGGCAAATTTGATAAACGTTGGATTTATGTCTTCCTATTCACTACTGGTGGATATCCTTCATGGAAATGGATATTTTATACTGCTTTTAAAACCATGTTGATGCCTTATTGTTTGCCTTGTTATGTAAGGATACAAAACGCGTGGATCCTGTTCTCCACTAGCAAAATTCAACATCTCTTTCGAGACCGCCGTTATGACTTTTAAGTCGGCTCTGTCCCGTGATGACAATAAACTCGTACAAACCCCGGAACTATTCGTGGTATAAGTTTAAAATAGTTATATGTATATGGTTACGCCGTGGCGTATTAATTTGTGTGTTTATATATAGTCGTGTTCGCTTTGCATATGTTGGCATCCAGCCTGTTCTGGATACGGTTATTTAGCCGGGGTTCGCCACCCATCTAAACCCTCTGCGTTACATTGAGTTAAGTAGCTCTTGTTTTCGTATTATCAAATATTACTTACTATTAATACTAATGATAAACCTTTCTCGGTGGGTTCTACCGAGGGGGCAAGCGCAGCCCAAAATGTGCAGTTCGTTGATGGTGATTCTCAATGGACTTATAATATCGATACTGATGCTGATGCTACAACTAAGTTGTCAGGATTTTCTGACGCAGATTTAGGATCGTTTTTGAGTCGGCCTCTAAAGATTCAATCTTATAAATGGACACCGAATGATGTTAACTTTTTCCATCAATTTAATCCATGGACAGATTTCTTTAGTAACTCAGATGTGTTAGATAAGATTAATAGATTCCGTAATTTACGATGTAACTTAAGACTTAAAGTTTTAATTAATGGTAACTCCTTTTATTATGGTCGAGCTATGTTGTCTTATAATCCTTATCTTGCTAATGATCAAGTGACTGTTAATCGGGGTTTTTTCCAACAAGATTTAATTCAAGCATCCCAAAAGCCACATTTGCTTATAGACCCATGCTCTTCTCAAGGTGGTGAGTTGTGTCTTCCATTTATTTGGCCCGAAAACATGTTGGATATTACCAATGTGGGTTGGGAAGAAGAAATGGGCAGATGTACTATACATGATTTTCATATATTGAAGCATGCAAATGGTGGTACTGATCCAGTTACAGTTAATGTATTTTGTTGGGCCGAGAATGTTACTTTATCTGTACCAACCACTTCCTCTGCTCAATCTGGACAGTCTATTGTGGATCAGGATGAATTTGGTTTTCCTAAATTCGAAGAACAAGCGAAGTATAATAATACTAGTGGATCAGGAGAATTTTCTCCAAATGGACTTATCAGTACACCTGCCTCAGCAGTTGCCAGTGCTGCTAA